CTGGTGGTCACTGCCGCCGCCACCGCCACCGCCACCGCCACCGCCACCGCCACCGCCACCATCGCTTAATACAGTCATCTCGTCTCCCGTCTCCATCCGCGCCAATGCCTGGAAGATTCGCGCGCCATCGAAACAGGTCCCGATGAAATACCCGCCCAGTTTCGTACACTCTGACGCATTTTGAAGGAACGTATGTAGTTTCATACTATTTTCAAAGAAGTAGTGGATGGCGAATTGGACGGAACAGATATCAAACCCGTCGGCACCTCGGCCGTATTGAGGGTAAACCCCGCGACCTAATATACTCGCATCCTTGGCACCTTCGCCGAATATCGCGCGGGTTATCAAACGGTATCTCTCACTGATTGCGGCCTGACCCGCGCGGATTTCCTTACTACTGTCCCCGTGAATAAACACCGCGTCGGGAACATTGCGTTTTGTGCGCATGACATCGAGATACCGCGCACAAACACCGTCGAATTTATGCTCGAGATTATCCTTCGAATAATCAATCCCGAATACAAACCCGAGTTTCGCCGCAATCCATTTCGGTAAATCACCGCCTTTCCCTACCGCGAGGTCTATCAGTGTATTTCCCGGGCGCGCCACACTCATTATCAGTTTGCGTTTTACATACAAATTATGGAAATCGCGCATTCCTTTTGTGAGTGTGCGGACTTTCGTCCCGCGACCAATATCGATTCCGCCGCCACCGCCACCACCCGACTCCGCGTGGTTGTAATAAATGTCATCACTCACGAGTTCGCCCGGTATTTCATCGCCCGTCATCAACATTTCCGGTGTAATTGCGTTATGGATAGAATGCCAGTTGTTATTTGCGACGTGATACGCATTTCCGTAGTTTTTCCCGCCACTGCGATATTCAGCGGTTTTATCGTGACGAACACGTAATGGCGACCAACGCCAATTCACTGGTTGAGTCGGGTCATAACTGAATTCAACAATCGTTTCATCCTGGATAATATCATTTTCGGTTGTCATCATTTGACTGACTCCGGCTTCATCGGGTCGCAACATAATATGGCAAATATGTGCGTCATTGTCATAGGGGTATGTCGGGTAAAATGGCGCGGGCTTATACGTATCGGCGGCTGCGACACCCTCTGCGCCGCCACCGCCACCGCCACCGCCACCCGTGCCTTCAATGACGGATACACACGGATTCAGGTGTCCATGCTTTCTCTCGTCATACCCGACACGCAGTGTCAACGTTTTGTATTGTTGAATTTGGACGCATCGGGACATATCTACACCGGATTTGAATATATTGCTGACATGGTCTTCGTTGTCTTCGCCCTTCTTCGTGGTAACAAGGAAATCAATCGTATTCATATGCGCGGGCTTCCATTTAAACGAATAGTCCCACGTGGATTTGTATAGAGGACCCGCCACCGTATTGTCGTTTCGCACGGTGCTACCGACACCTAAATCAATCGGAGTAAATATAAGTCCGTCGGTATGATATTCGAATTGGTGTTCGGCGCATTTACGCAGAATAATAGCACAGCAATCAAAGATGGTTTTGCCTGACAACAATGAACTAGCAATTTCAAAGTTTTTGGTTTCAATACGAATCGGCGGTAATGAATCCGCCCCACCAGAAACACACTTGAGCTGAAGATTCTTCACGAGACTTTCCATCAGTGGTAGTCGGAAATTCGTGAGGACTTCGTCTTCATCGGTCGTCGCGGGAAAGAACATTCGCGACCGAACATCGGCCTTATGGACGAAATAGACGTCAAACGCCAGGAATGCGTTGATGAATTTGCCGCTTTTATTGTGAATCACGTGTTCTCCGTCCAGGAGTGTATTGTGTAATTTTGGATTTAAAGAGACTGCGCCAGTAAACTGGAAGTTCATATTTGTGTCAATAAGATAGACATGGCCTGTTTTAGGTGCGATGAAGAGGAGTTTTCGTTGACCGTCGGCCTTTTCTGTAACCGAATAATTCATACGAATATTGGGGGCCTTGGAGTCTGAGTCAATAGGTCGGATATTATGCATTTGTAGGGTATATGAATTAGGGCCGATGAAATGTTTGGGGCGGAGTTCAACGGGTCGACGCTCGCGCTCGCTGTGGTCACGGTCGCTGCGGTCACGGTCACGGTCACTGTCGCTGTCGCTGTCGCTGTCACGTCCCCGCTGTTTCTCATCCGGATAGAGTAAATCGTAATACTGCCGCTGAATACCGCGTATTTCTGAACCGGAAACAGGATAATTCGTCCCTTGGATTCCCGACATTACGATTTTAATCATTTTACGCAGATTATCCATCAGGTGCTTGGGATGGTTGAACGCGGTTCCCGGACCCACGAGGTCATTCACGACTTCTATCTCCATTTCATACCGAATCGGGCTTTCGAGAACACGCGCGGCATCAAAGGTCGACGCGGAAATATAACCCGTCTGGTCTTTATGCGATTCTTTGACAACACTCATATCGATCTGAAATGGGAAGTCTGGGTGTTTCAGCGTCGTTCGATTGATATACCGAAACGTCTTCTTATTGTCATTCCACGATTTCAAAATAGACCGCGCGAGGGTGGACGTATTTGCGATATGCTTTTCACGTTGATAACTCACCTTGAAGTTGAAATCGTCAAAGATGACGGGGTGGACCGTTTCGCCGCCGACGCCGCCGGCCTTCGCATACATTTTTTGTGTAAAGAGCACGTATTTCTCATCCGGTATATTCGTCTTACAATAATTCTGGATGTCGTTGATGCCGTGGATTTCTGCGCGAATAAGCGACAACTTGGTTTGCCCCGTTTTTTGGTCGATGAATTCGTTTTGTATTTTCAGTGAATACCCGTTCTTCTTCTCTATCGTAAACCCCGACGACAACAATTTTTGAATCACCCCGTCGAAGTTTTCCCTCGTGGTGGGCTTATTTCCGCGTGTTCCGAAGCGTATTTCCAGTTCAGGATTGCCGTCTGTTTTGTCAAGGATGCCCTCTAAATAATGTGATATGATTTTTGCGAATTCGGATTGCTTCGCGGAAGCGGACGACGCCACCGCCATTGATGAAGATGAAGCACTGCGATGATTTCTTCGCATTGTATATGTATATATATGATATTATTTATACGATAATTCATATATATACTTCAATTTTATGTCTACACGCATTTACAAATAGCCTCGTACAACTCCGGTTTCGTCTTTCGTTTTTCAGTCCCCATCGACCCGAACTTTCCTGGAATGCTTACCGCCACGGGCAGGTTCAGTTTGGCACAAATGTCGACGAGGTCCTGTAGTTTGTAGGCGGATATCGCGCGAATCGGTGCGGATATACTCTCCATCAACCAGTAATTCTCGCGAATATATTTCAAATATCCGGCCTTTATTCTATCAGGACACGCATACAATGCGTATTTTCCTTTGATTTTCTCTATAATGAACCCGGTGCCAGTGCCACCGCCGCCGCCGCCGCCCCCGCTCGCGGTTTCGTAATATTTCCGGTCTTGGACGATACAAACCGAGAGATTGTTACACACGGCAATGGCCTGTAATGTCTCCAACCCAATAAACGGTTTATGGACGAGACATTCTTCTAATGCGTTGATTTTTATTTTGTTTGCCTTTAATACCGGCTTGTGTTTCCGCAGAAGTTCAACCAGGTCAAACTTAAATGTATTGGATTCGGTGTAGTGATTTTCGATTGTTTCGTATTTTTCAATACCATATAGCATAATATACGCCGCCCACAAAAGAGAGTCTTTCGCAGATGCGTTCAAAGAGAATATGTATTGATTCATTACTTCTGGATTAAAAATGGTAGCGGGCTCAGTCTCGGTCTCATGCTCAGTCTCAGTCTCGGGGTCGGATTCGGATTCGGACTCGGACTCGGACTCGGACTCGGACTCGGAAAGTGCTACCGCACTAAGAACAGGCACAGGCACAGGCACAGGCAGCGGCGCCATCGCTTCCGAACGAAAACATGAATACCACACAATAGTATCACGTATATTTTCATTCGTAAATGAAAAAGAATTATATAGACAAGGAATGACGAGCGAAGATGACGCCATCGTATACTATATATCATACACTACATATCTTTATGCGTCTTATTCTCAAAGAATTCCTTTGTTAAATGCTGCTTCTGTTCTTCTATTTCATTCAAATGTTTCTCCTGTTTTATGACATATTTCATATAATCTTCCAATTCACGCAATGTCGCGTCGCTTATTTTGGAGATGTTGATGAAAACGCCATTTTTATTTTCATTGATTTGCGTATGTTTTGAATGTAAAATGCGCAACACTTCAATTTGGTGAATCACTGGCATATTTTCAATACCGTCTTTAAGTGCCAACAAATAATTCGTCTTCGCCTCTACTTGTTGGGCGATAATATGTAATTCATCCATTGTCGTAAGACTCGCAATCGCGGTGGTAGCCATTTTACAAAAATATCGTGATGAAACTTTATACCCTTTCACGTCGACGGCGGCGACGTTGCGTCTAATAACATCGCGATGATGGTGACATGGGTATCGTGTAATACAAATCTGCGCCCGATGATTTCAACGGTCAGTATATCATTTTCTTCAATCCGAGGGAACAGTTCGTGGTTGTTATTCATATCACGCGATAGAAACACTTCAATTGGCGATATACGACCGGGAATCAATTGCGTGGCGCCTGCGCGGATACCCGCCTGGGTTATGGTCTTGGCGACACATTGGATGACTGTGCGTTCGTCTGGAAAGCAAATGAGGCAATCCGCCACGATATCAAATACAATATTGGCGGCGGCTAATGTTCCACACGAGTGCGCGTAAATAGATACCGAATACGGGCATATATATCCTTCGATTGAACAGTATCCTTCTAATTGTTTCGCCAGTTCTGTCGCCAATAATTCCGTGACATTAACACCTCGGGTTATCTTATAAAATGGAATCGTCAACTTACGCTTGATTCGTTGCTTGTTGAATAGAGTGGGGTCGCAGTAATGTTCGACTACCTGCCGAATCACGGGGACGGGCTCGGGCTCGGGCTCGGGTTCGGGAGCGGGAGCGGGGAGGGGCGCTTCTTTCTTCTTTTTAGGTCGGATAATGGTGGTTCGTTTCACAGACATTATGGCAGATGCCATTACGATGAACGATAGCTATATCAATTATAGAATTATGTTTATATCTTTATCAATTTTATTGAATCGTTTGATAAAGATTATATATAATCGCAAATACGGATATCGAATGCCGATGCGGACTCCGACGCGATAATTTGAAGCGGGCCCGCGCAGCCATAAATAGCGTCGTCGCGCAATAATGCGTCGCATTCTTCTTTGGTTGCGTGAGGGGGGATAGGTTGAAGATTGTGTTTGTATACCCCGTGCCGCAAAATACGGCAATTGAAGTCGTTATGAGAAACGACAAACGGTTCGTGGCAATGAAGGCAGGTGAATACGTGGTCCATTACAATATATTGTAATTACAACCGAAGTTATTATTCATACGAGTTCGCCAATGACCGAAATGGCCTCATCGCCGATTTCAAACCGCTGGCCGATAACGCGCACACGTATTTCTTCCTCTTCTTGAAGTCGTGTAAAATCTGCGCGGTCATAATGATGGTCTCGCGCAATAAAAACGACCACCGGCGTTTTGGGTTCATTCAATGTTGCGCGAATACCCGCTAGACTGATATTTTTAATGACGCACGTAAATACGACCCCTTCAACGAGTGAACACGACTGGCACTCATATACTACGTCAAATATCGCGTTCTTCCCGTATAAGTATCCGTTTGAGTATGTGAGGATTTTCACACTTCCGGGTCGGATGAAACCTTCCGCCATACACTTTCCTTCCACGCTTTTCGAGAGAATATGTTCTAGTGTGTCTTTTACATTACGACCAATGATGCGAAACGGGATTTCTAATTTGCGTGTGAGTAAAATAGTAGTATAAATACCGTATCTGGCTTTGGATTGGACGCCGCCGGAGGCGGGCGCGGGCGCTGCGAATGTTGATAAGGTAGCGACGTTCCGTCGTGGAAGCAGTGACGACTGCGGAGGCGGCGGTGGAATATTTGATATTGACATTATGACTTTCACTGATACTTATAAATACCGTTATACTTTATTTATCCATTACAACCGTTCGACATTACACAACAATGCCTCTGCGGTGGAGAAGAACCATTTGCGACCATTTACGCGGTTCGCATTGAATGCGCGTAATAAAAACTCCTGAAATACACACAATTCCTTTTGGGTTCGCGGTTTGGTGTTTTCAATCGTAAGTTTATACTCGTCGCCCTGTGTGGTCGCATTCATCATCAGAATATTATTGATGATGGTGATGGTTTCGGTTTTACCAGATTGGTCGCATCGTGCGCCTTTATCACGCTTCTTTGACATGTTTTTAACCTTGAAAATAAGGTAGTCCTTCTTGAAAAAAGATACGAATCCGATGAACAAATTTATATTATCGAGATAGTCTGACTGAAGTTTTCCTAAAAGAAGTTCGTAATCACGCTCGTCTTCCGGTCCAGCAATGACCCATTCTCGTGTTTCATATCGCAGGACGACAAGCGCGTAGTGTTCTTCTTTTTTCTCGTTAAATAAAAGTAGTCCTCGGTCTTTGGGGGATTTCGGGTCAGGACCGGCCGCCGCCGCCCGTCTCCCCACTAGCGGTCTCTCTATCACGTGTTGTTCGTAATAATTCAGCATCATTCTCTCGAATGGAGTCAATAGTTGGATACTGCGCGTGTCGCCCGCCTCTGTCGTCGCCGTGCCTGTCGTCGCCGTATCGTAATTATTCTTCTCATACAAATAATTCACCAGTTTAAGACTATCCTCAAAGAACAGGTGCTCTAAAAGATTCGCAATTATGAGGGGGTAGAGTTGTTCTCTCGTCGTTTGAAATTCCTCCGTTTGAGAGATTTGCTCGATAACCTTTCCGCAATAATAATACCATTCATCCTGGTCCTTCGCCGGTTTTTCATATACGGTTTTACACGTTTCGAATGTATCCGAAAGTGCCGCAATAAAGTCATTGATTTCATTTCCTGGTTCTTCGGAGACAGGCGCCGGCACCACGGGTTCGGGTTCGGATACGGATACGGACACGGTCGCCGCCGATGATTCTCTCGCATTCACCAATTTATCCACAATCTTCTTGTTCGGTATGGCTGCCGCCGCAACAAACCCCGCCGCCGGTCGAATATTCAGGTAATCCTCGGTCACTTCTCCTGGAAGAGGATATTCCACCGCCGTATGTTTATAAGGAACGGGTGTGCTTCGTTCGTGAATACTGATGCGTTTATCGGTCAATTCAATCGGTTGGAATAAGTAATATTCCCCGACATTTATCACGCGCCCAAGGCGTCCGTATTTATCATTGACGTATTCATTGGGGTCGGACACCATTTGCGTGAGCGCGAGGTTGATTTGGGCGACGGGATATTGGCGGATGGCATTTACATGCGCGATGATTCCATTCCTGCCCGTTTTCTTATAAAAGAACGAATCCTTGTAGAGTTCGCGGATTTTGTGGATGATTTTATCCAGGTTCATTGACATAAATTTCTCATTAAATGTATCCAGTCGGACATCGCTTCCTCGGCCGCGGTCGTCGCTGTCGTCGCTGTCGTCGCTGTCGCTGTCGTCTCCGAGTCCGTATAACTCTTCCTGTTCTTGAATCGGCCGCCCATTTGAAAACGTCGGACGGCATGTATACTCGCACCGTTCCATATAATCGCACAACGCGGAGTAAGGGCGCGCGCCGACCTGATAGTCTATTTGTTTGCGCGACGAGAGATTCTGCTTCACCACCTGGTTCAATTGTGCGGCGGTCTGTGTATTATGCTGGATATTGAGAAGACAATCTACGGCCGATGTGCGGAGTACCCGAGATACCGCGCCGATTTTCACGGATTTAAATTCCGAGAGACGATATAAATAAAGGTCAATCGCCTCTATTTCGGGATTCGTCAGTCGGGTTCCATATAAATACAACTCGACATTCCGTTTCGAAAACGGCAGGCGTTTGTGGCTACAATTGCGGATAGCGCGTCCAATGATTTGCTCCAGCAGATTCATATTATACCACGGTTCCAGGATATGGACCTGGCGGATGTTCTTGAAATCCAGACCTTCACTTCCCGCAACGGAAATAATGACGACTTTCACACTTTCGCCGTTTGTATTATCTTCGCTGGTGAGCGCCTTCAGTTCAAAGAGATTGTCAGGGGAAATCGTGGGGTCGCCTGTAATCACGGAATATCGCGCAGGACGGAAGGGCTGGTTCGGAAACTGTGCCTGGTGCTGGCGCTGGGGGAGCATCGTAATCGCGTCAATACTCGCAACGGGCTTACTGCGAAAAAGCGACGAATTCGCGCCCGCAGCGCTATACCGCGTAAATCCGAGCTCTTCTAATGCGAGTGCGATGGGCACGACCCCGCCGTCAATATACTGACTATATGCGAGTATAATGCCTTCGCTGGTAATTACACGGTCACATATATTCTTGATTTTCGCAGAGTATCGCCCAATATTGTCGGGGGCGAAGATACGCGCGGACGCCTTCGTGGTTGTTTCGCCATTTGGCAACTTAAAGGCGCGCGTGAATTCGGGGCGGTATTCGAAATTCAGGCGCATCGGCGGATTGCCGGTTTCTTCATAGGACATAATATGCCGCAGACCTTCTTTGCCGATACACGCCGCAATATCAAACTCGTCATTGGGGTCGTTTATATACTCGATGAGAGATGGGTGCGGATATACGATATTCAGCGCTTCTAGGGGTCGCTGGACGGCCGCATAACCAATCGTATCCATATTTTCAAAAGAAGGGAAATCCGCAGATTCGACGACGGTTGTTTCGTCGATGCCTCCGGCGGCGGCGGCGGCGGCGGCGGCGGGTGCGGCCGCCTTTTTGCCTTTCCCTTTTCCAGTGGCCTCCGCTGCGGCTGCGACTGCCTTTTTCCGCCGCGCCATCGCGGTCTTTTTATAAATATACATTGCCTTCATATCACTGATAATAAAACGGTATGCTGCTTCTTGGATATCGCCCACCTGGGTCATATATACATCAATATGCTCGATAGGCTGGTCGATATGACGCCCATTCAATTGGGTTCGCGGGTAGCCCGCCGCGGCTCCCGCCAGTAATGAATGTTCCGGCGAGTGTTCTCTGGGAAAGATGCGATACGGAAATGTATACGGGTTCTCTCCGCGCACAAACGAAACATATCCGGTCGCTTTCCTGACGAGTAATTCCATACCAATCTCTCGACCTTCCGCGTCCAAACGAAAATTCCCCCTGTCATCAAAGACATCCGCGATATCAATCGTTGCGCGCCGGTCATTCAGGTTCATCAGGTTTATCAACCAGACAATCTCCTTATAACTGTTATACATTGGTGTTCCCGAGAGAAGCAGCAAGCGCACATTATTGACCTTCTGGACGATTTGAAAGAGAATCTTCGCCACACGTTTATCGCGGTTATCATCCGTGATGCGGATATTATGAACTTCGTCAATAATAATCAGCGTATTCGCGAATAATTTACGCAACTTCACGACCGAAAGCGTTTCGATTGCGAGGGTCTCCATATCAGCTGCTTCTGCGGTGGATTTACGGCCCTTTCGGACCGCGATGGCCGACGACGCCGCCGCCGCCGCCGCCGACTTTGCGCCTTTGCGCCTCACTTCCTGTATCACTATATCATCCTGTGAAATCCCCACACTGGATGCGTGTGTCCGCGCATAATTCGCGAATTCATTATACCCGAAAAACGAATAATGCGACGAAATCAAGCGCCGGATTTGTTTAATGATATTGTCACGCGTCAGCCCCTTCATATTCATCGGGTTTATTTCTTTAATGAATTTATTCCCCGTGCATGCGCGAATATTCCATACACCCGGCTCAATCTCTCGGAGTTCGCGTTCGTCAAAGAGCTGGAGCCGGAAATTCTCCTGGACGTTGGGTGACGCAATCACAATGATGGGTTGGGTAATCCCCATCTGTTTCATGTAATCACGCATCTCCTCCGCCACGCTAATCGCCGAGCAGGTCTTCCCCGTCCCGAGTCCATGGTATAACAACAAACTATTATAGGGCGTTTCTACCGAGAGAAAATTGCGGACGAATTGCTGGTTGGGCGCGAGCTCTATCTGGGCGTTACACAGAATCTCTGCCTCCTCTTCTACGCTTTTCGTGTGGTCTACGTCCATCTTGGTATCAAAGAACTCTTTTCGAAGGGCGATTTTGGTATTAAAATTGGGGTCGTTTAGGGTGGGGTAGAGGCCGTCGCTGGCGCCCGGCAATATTCCGATGTCATGATGGCCCGGCTCGCCTTCGTCTCCCGGCAATATTCCGATGTCATGATGGCCCGGCTCGCCTTCGTCTCCCGGCAATATTCCGATGTCATGAAGCGTCATCTCTCGTTCGAGCAGTTCTTTTTTTAAAAGCAGCTTATTAAACTCCTTACTAAATGGGTTGTTGATTTCTTCGGGCGACAGGCGTTTGCGCCCTTCCTCGAGGTCGCGTTTCATTCTTTCGATATTCTCTCGGGGGGTCACTACAGGTGCGGCGGCGGCGGCAGCGCCTGCTTTCGGCTTCGGCTTCGGCTTCGGCTTTATCGTGCGAGCGGTATTTTTCCCAGGCATCACCGAAAGCGCAGCAGCAGCAACCGACGCCACCGACAATTCCATTGGCACATTTTCATGTTCTTCTTCCATTCCTATTTCTATTTCTAGGTATGTATTATTATACCCCGTGTTCCTTTATATATCTACACGAAATAAAAGGGAACGATAAATCTCAAAATATTCTGTAGCGGGACAATATGTTATTGATTTTACGCACAATCCCGATTTTTTCTAAATTGTAAGGCCGCACTGCGTGAATACACTCTTCAAACGACATCCATTTCATTAGACCCACCTCCATAATGTCGTGCGCCTTTTTCGGTTTCTTATCTAAATCCACCATCGCGAGGAAATACTTCTGTTTATAACACTTCATATCCGACCCCATAAATATCTCTTCAAATGGTGCGATATTCTGTATCACATTATCGGCGGTGATGTCATATCCCGTCTCTTCCAGACACTCTCTCAATGCGCATGGCAGGTCTTTTTCATTGTAGTTCCGCCTGCCCTTCGGAAACCCCCACTCCGTCTCGGTCCATCGTGTCGCGGATTCATCGATGAACTGTTGGAGGGTTTTCACGCGGCCGTCCTTCGTCCGTATCCCCCCCAGCACCTGGCGATACTTCTCAAACGATACATGCTCTTCATTTTTATACTGACTCCCGCGCGTATATTCGCCCCATAACAAACGCCATAACTGGTCGAATGTAAGCCGCATCAGGTTCGCCTTCTCGGCCATCGTCATTTCGTCGATGATGCGCTGGATATACGCTTCGTCGTTGAGCGAATATTTGCCGCGAATAAAATCCACGAACCCGAATGAGTCGCGGCGGCGTATCATAAGGAACTCGGGGCCGGTTTCACCACACCGGAACGCAATGACGCCGATACTTGTTATGGGGGCGCGGCAGTTGTTATAGACGTGATTGTTTCGGTTACAGTTATTACAGAAATATTTATCTGCGGATGCTGCGGATGCTACGGATGCTACGGATGCTGCGGACGACGCCGCTGTGGACGATGCCGCTGCGGACGCCGGCGCGTGTTTATGATTCCGTATTTGGCTAATTTCCAAATACGATAATGCTGATTTAGGATTATTTAGTTTTACCTCGGCCTCGACCTCGGCCTCGGCCTCGGCCTCGTATACTTTTGCTTCCATTACTTATCGTAAGTCTGTTATTGTTTTTATGTCATTTCATTGTAGTAATGTTAAAATTAGACGCGAGGATATGGGGTCCGCAATACTGGTTTGTTTTAATGACTGCGGCGGTGAATTATCCAGACCACGTCAATGATGTCACGCGTAAGAAATACTACGACTTCATCCAGAATTTCCCGATGCTGATTCCGGACCCCGAAATGTCGTCGGAGTTTGCGCGGATGTTGGATAAATACCCGATTACGCCTTATTTAGATAGCCGCGATTCGTTTATCAAGTGGGTCCATTTCATCCATAATCGGTATAATGTGCTCCTTATGAAGGACGAGATGTCGCTACATGATGCGCTTGAGAGATATTATTTACACTATCGCCCAAAACCGATACAAATCCTGGAGGAGCTGAAATACCGGGAGAGGCTGGTGTATCTACTGGTGATGGCGGGGCTGGGATATGCGGCGTATTATTACCATAATCGGTGAAGCGGGTTATGCCGTTGTCGGGCAAGCGGACCATAATCGGTGAAGCGGGTTATGCCGGTGATATTATTCGCTGCTATATATAACACACAATGGTAAAAGCCGAGTATATCGTTTTTATTGTCGCAGCATTCCTTATTGTAAACACATACTATGACGGTCACCTGATGAAAATGTTTCAGAGCAATCAAAAATGGATGAAGATGGCGATGTTTGCGTTCGCGGGTCTCTCGCTCTTCTTGTTTTTGCGCCGTAATCCGGAAAACTCTAGGCAGTTGATGTATCACGCAAATGATATCATTAAGTATATGCCGATAAGCAAGGGAACCGCGGATATGATAACGCCGTTTTTTGATATGACCGGGGGTCCGTCCCCGAACGACGGCGGTGCGATGGGCGGAGCGAGTGGCGGAGCGATGGGCGGAGCGAGTAGTGGCAGTGCGATTGGCCGCGCGATGAGTAGTGCGATGGGGGCGCCGTCGTCACAGGGGGGCGGTGGTGGCAGCGCCAGCGAACGCCGTATCCTCAACTCCGGTAAAAATTCTAGCAAGCGCAGTGTGAGCGAAACCAAGAAGAAGTATGTCGCGGCACAGCAGGGTTGGAAATGCGGAGACTGCCAGCGTCAATTGCCCGCGTGGTTTGAAGTTGACCATGTCATTGCTTTAGAACACGGCGGGTCCAACCACGTGGATAATTTAGTCGCTTTGTGTCGGGATTGCCACGGAAAAAAGACGGCGATGTCGTTTCTCTAGAAACGCGATGCGAAGGCCGCATTAATATATCTTATAATTATAACTGGGTGTCGTTATCATTATAATTATAATACTATGAATCCGGCGTCACCGGCACCGCCGACAGCGCCGTTAGAAGAATCATTACACATAAAAACACTATTAAACTATCTTCCGGTTATTGTATTGTCGGTTATTTTATTAATAGGGTTCGTATCGTGGGATGTTATGGCAAATAATTGGGCGGTATTTACAACACTACTCATCGTATGTTTATTTGCCGGGTTTGTCAATTTTTTGAATCCGTATCGGTTTCTTACCGCTAAAACTAACGGCGCGTCATTGTTTCCGCCATCTCCAGCAGGAGCACCCGCAATGGGGACAGCCCCCATAATTATTACGATAATCGCAATACTAGTTGGTATTGGTTTCGGCTTCGGTAGTTTGGGTGCTTCACGATTAGCGTCATCCTATGACCCATCACAGGCGTTAATGGGGATTGGCGGCACACTGCTGGTTATCGTGTTTCTTCTTTTTATTGTGGGGTTTGTAAAAGGATTTGGTGACCGTAATTGGTGGACGGATAACATTGCGATAGGAGCAGAGATTTATGACTTCGTTAACGACAAATTTTCAACCAACGGTATCATCGGCGGAATCATTGCCTGTATTGTAGTCGGTATTCCAATGGTGGTTCGTGGTAAAGGACTCGCCGACACATTTGCCGAAATCGGGGATGATGACAAGGATAAAATGAGACAAGACCTCGCGACCAGTGGCGCAAATACAATGTTAAGTGTAGGTGTTATTTTACAAATCGTTGGATTCGCGGTGGTCGGGTATTTCATATGGAAAAATTTCAATACGAATACGAATGCCAAGACGCCACAAATAGCGACGGGCATTATAATTGCGGTATTATGGATATTGGGCCCTATCTTTGTTTCCAAAAGCCAGAGAGGCCCTGGATTTGGTTCCGACAATACTGCAGAAATAGGTTCATTTGAAAACAAACCATTCCTCGTCCACGGAATTGTCTATATCATTCTCGGGTTTATGTTTTTACTCTTATTATTGGGGTTGTTTTCAGTAAAACAAACTAGCATTTATAAAGGCACGCTCGGGCTATTGCTAGCAGCATTTCTGGTCTTCATTAGTGTATCCATTGGGTATGTTGTCACTGAAACAAAGACGCCACCCAAGGAGAATTTAAAAGATTCAAAGGACCCTTATTATCAACAATTAAAGGCGGAAGTCACAAAGGATTTACAGAAAAAGGCACCGGCAGGTGAGCCGCTTGGCGCGACTGCGGTGGAGGAGGAAATGGAAAGACGACTCAATGAAAAAATCCAGAGTCCGAACCACGTGCTAATGGGCGTATTTTACACACTGTCAATCGTTATTGCGGTTATGATACTAATGTTCTATAATGTTCGGTTGAAAATGTCAGAGTGTGGATATATACCGCACGATTTTGGTGTAAAGGACGCGTTTATGTATGTGTTTGCGGGGGAATGCGACTCTGGTGCTGGCACAACCAAATTGAAAGGCCTGGATGACGCATACCCAAACAAGGTGAAAGAAGACAAAATGTTGTCAAGTGACTGGGACACAATCTTATCCAAGAACGATACCGCCGCCCCTTTCAACGAAACGTTCGTCCGTTTCTCCAAATGGTTCTCCCTCATCCCCTTCTTATCCATTATCTTGATTGTGATGTGGGTCTCTATTCTTTTTACGAATATTACAACAGATCCAATGACAAGTGCGTGGATTGTGGGGACCTTTACCGGGGATATGTTCCCTCGCGTAAAAGAGTTATTAGACACCTTTTTCATTGTTTTGATCGTCGGTCTCTTACTGTGTGCCATCCTATTACTTCCCATCGTGAAAGAACTAAATGTTGGCGGGCTTGATTCCATCTTAAAGTTTGCCGAGTCTATTCAGGTGTGGCAGTATACAACAACGCCAACGGCAATCCACGGAGGAGCGCACGCATTTTGGTCTATTGTTGGATTTGCCGCGATATTCTTTATCGTATTATCACCGTGGTGGAAATATCTACACAAAGACCGTAAGAGTGACCAACCAATTGTTCCCGATAATTGGGGGTGGTTTATTGGCTTTGTAGTTCTTTGGGCAACTGCTTCTATTCCTGCGTGGTATCACGGCGGCTTCCCTCTATTTTTTGTCGGTTCACCCACCGATCCGGATTTCGCGAAAGAGGGGGTTCTGACACGCATTCTTCGTCTATTTTTTACTACAATCTATTTGGTTCCGTGGTTGATTGTAACATTATTCAAGGCTGTTCTTTATGGAATCATTGTCATCCTTACTTTCTCGGGCGTAGACTCCATCAAACAAAAATTCAACGAAGAATTAGATAAACTCAATTTTACGAAATGGACTTCTAACACGGACCTTCGTATGTTTCCGTTGGATGACAAAAAGATTACTCCAGCAGGTGTAACATCTGTAGCGGCAGTGGCAGCGGTGGCACCTGCCCCTGGAACAGCACCCCCCGCGACATCCGAACCCGTCGGCATCGACGAAACCAAAGTCAGCGCCATCGGTAAACTCATCAAAGTCATCCTACTCACGGTTTCGTTCGTTATTTTGATTCTCGCAGTTATTTACTATGTATACAAGATTGACGCGACCAATCGCGCGGGTGGCACAGAGCAGGATGTCGCCTCGGGCGGGTTTGTCGCGCAAATGAACTCGCCCACAGCGCACACCATTTACGTTATTATGGCCATCGTCGCCATCGCCGGGTTCGTCGCGCATCTCCGAGAGAAATTCAAGACCACGAACCAGAAAACACCCGAAGAATACCTGTTCAATGATTTCAAGCCGGAAGACGTGAATAGCCCGATGCGCCAGCTCACATTCGGAATGACGCACATTATCTACATTGTATTGATGATAATTGTGTGGGTGTATGACCGCGATGTGGACGACAAGAACCGGATGTCGATAACGGGAATGACTGTATTGGGTATCGCTATTCTCTTCTTTCATTACGGGTTAGAGTTTATGGATAATAAGTTGCCGAAGGCACCGGGCGCAGCCGCGGACGCACCCCCGAAGATGGCGCCAATGACGAACCTCCTAAGTAATATCCGCTTCATTATGAATACGATATTCTTCATCGTGTTGTGCGCCCTCGCATACTATAAACAACATGGTGTTATGGTCGCACTCATCGTGTTTATGTTCCTCTTCCATCTCACGAAATCCATCATTGGGGTGAAACTACTGAAGTTGCTGTGGGCGTTTATTATTTATATCCCATGTCTCTTCTTGGACTTCCTCCAGGGTTCGCAGGGTGCTGTCGGCGATACGACTCGCCCCATCTGGATTATCGTGGCGATTGAACTCCTGCTCATCGCCATTTTATACGGCGGGCCTTATTTACTGAACTACATTGGCGCGTCCGCCTCTCAAATCGTGGCCGCACCAGTCAGCCTCAAACAATTATACGACACGAATTTGACGACGCAAAGCAAGGAAATCTTCATTTATCACAATACGGGGACTGGCCGCACACCGGAAGATAAGGCGGCGAATTGCCCGGTGGAAGAGAAAATGCGGTATCATTATTCCATTTCGGGGTGGTTCTTTTTGAATAATAACGTCACTACAAAGAATACTGATTTAGAGATATTCAATTTCGGAGATGTTCCGCGAATGACCTACAATCCCTCCAAGAACGAATTGAAGTTGTATTGTAATCAGTTGAGGCCCGATAGCAGTATTACAGCCGAAATATACAATTCTAGGACAAATTACAATGCGGTGGTGAAGGACGGTTCTAACTCGGAGACAAAGCGGGCGAAGATTCAGATATTAACCGATAACGAAGAGCTTGATGCGGATGTCCAACTTCAACGATGGAACTATTTCGTCGTGAATTATGACGGGAAAACGATGGACCTCTTTCTGAATAACAAGCTGATATTTAAGAGCGACTTCATTATGCCCGATATCCAATTGAAGCCGATTACGGTGGGAAGCACGCCGAATAACCGGGGTCTCAACGGTAGTATCTGTAATTTCGCATTTCACAAATACCCGCTGACGAAGGAGCAAATTCGGTGGACGTATAATATGCTGAAGACGCAAAACCCGCCGATGATTGGAATGTCGACGATTGAGGACGAAGTGACGGTGGCGGGGACGACCACGATGTATTCGCAATAATGAAATGAAATGAAATGCGCGAACGGAATGGAATGGAATGCGCGAACGGAAGTGTGGCGGAA